TCAGGATGTTCATGTACTTGTCCTGGTCTTCCGCTTCCATGTTGGTCTCACTAATCATAGTGGCCACCAGGTCCAGGTCATCAGTAACGTGCCAGCACTTCATGATGTGTTGTTCCAAATCAAATCTATCAGCCATTAGTCAATCCTCACAATCAATAGGTCAGTAGTAGTACGTCCCTTCAACGCCTTGCACTTCGCCTTGATACTATCAAACCAATTCACAGTTTGATTCTTGCGAAGCTTCATCACCTCAGCCAACTGCTCCTCAGGCTTACGAAGAATCTTTTCACAGGTCATCTTGAATCCATAAATCTTGGGACCCTTCACATACAAGCTGTCCTTCACCTCAGCCTCATAGTAGCCTAGGCGGCGCTTCTTGGTGTCATACACCCAGACCATGTTGGCGCCAATGATGTCCACAGGATTCTGTGACTTGATGCCTTCATGCTCTGCCTTGAAACGAATCTTGCTGGCCAGTTTCTTCTTGTCCAAAGGCTTCTTCTTCCTGATACGGAGAGACTTCACCTTGGTCTGTTGCTGTGAGATGTTGTCCATCACAGCCGAGAACGTGTCAATAATCTTTTTGAAATTTCTTTTGCCCACATAGGCATAACCTTCCACCAGCTGTTCATCCTCACCATTATAGGCAGCATACCACTCGGCAAGACTCTTGCGAAGATGTTGCTGCACCAGCTTCAGTTGAGGACCTTTCAGGTTCTTGGTGAGAATGAACCCCACCATGTCATCTGAGGCTGGGACATCACCATCAAAGGCATCATCCATCTTGCCATCCAGTTCAGCCAACACCGAGGACACCTGAGCGCGAATCCTGTCCTGAATGTTGGGCTTGTTGCTGACCACAGCCGCCACCTTCTTTGTTGACTTCTTGTTGGCAAAGCTCATCACATAGTCACGAATTAGCTGTGAATGAGTGCTTTTCAATGGGAATCCCTGCAATGCCATGCGAGCTATGACACAGATGGAAGCTTTCACATCACCAAGATTGCGCCAAGCCTGAATGTCCTGCTTGGCAGTGGCAGGGCGCATCTCACGAAGCCATTGCTCCATGTACTTCATCAGATCCTTTTCTGAGGCACAATAGTTGTGCCAATTCAATCCACGAAGAAGTTCACTATCGTAATTCTTCACAGTACCCTCCCAGGTGGGCTCATCTGAAAACATGGAAGCCTCAGAAGCAGGAGGAAGAACCAGATGAAGATTAGGCATTGCTGTACACCTCTTGGTCAAGGAGAGTAATCTTGCTGATGCTGTCCCAACGGAACGACCGCCAAGCCTTCTTCTCTAGGTCCCAGACCGGGCAAGAATCTGGACTGTGCTTGCGATGAGACTCCTTCACTTGCTCTTGTGCTGGCAGAAGCATCTCAACCAACGTGCACTTCATGTCACGAATAGTACCATCTGCCTTGGCGAAAGTCACCGTGACCACTGAATTCCGAAGAAGGTTACGAATGCCTTCCTTTGTGATGCCATCCATTGCCATACTGCCTCCATGTGTTTAGAGTATGTATGAAATATAACAGTTTTTGTTGTGTTTGTCAAGTACCTGTTAAGTGCTGATATTTCAATCACTTAGACTTAGGAGATTTCACAATTTTGAACCAGCTGCCAGGATTCCAGTCCATATCCATGTTGGTGGTGTTTTCCACACGGGTGGCAGGTTCTGACTTGTTCACGGCATCAGCAAAGTTCTTGGTGGGAGGTATCACCACGGGCTTGGGAGGTTCTGGTTGTTTCTTCATGGACAAATTGGCGGCAATCACCAACAAGATGGCCAAAGGATCAAACACAAAAATCAACATCAAGGTCAACAATCGTATAGCTTTGTCCAATGTGGTGGCATCATCTGTACCATACACCAGTTGTGCCACGTACTTGATGGGGCCCACTTCAGCTTCCAGCTTGCGTTGCCCCACGTTCAATTCTGATTTCTGTTTTTGTAATTGTTGAATTTTCTTGTTGCTTTCTGTGATGGTGGCAGTTGTAGCTGCGCGTTCACGGCGTTGGCTGTTACGAATCTGCACGGCACGTTCCACACGATTCACATCTCCCACCAGGTTGTTCACAGCAGCGTCCATTTGTTGCAACACCTGACGTGCAACTGCCACATTGTCCCGTTCCATCACAATCTGTTCATCCAACAATGTGATTTGTTCTGTGTTGGCATCCAAGCCTTGAGTGCCTTCCACATGAGCTCGGGTCAGATAACCAAAGATGCCTACACTGGTGATGAGACTCAACACTAGAATGGCTGTGATGAAATACATTTTCATCAGGATGTTGGTTTTGTTCCAGAATCGGTAGATCCAGCTGGCAGACACCAACTTGCCCACCTCCAAGGCAGCACCCATCAATCCCACGGCCACAGGGGCACCTGGAAAGATGGCAATCAAGCCGGCAATGGAGAACCATGCGGCAATGGTGCTGATGAATAATGCAGAAAATAATGTGAGAAGTATCATAGCTTAACGTGTTTTCTGTGGACCTTACATATGATCCACTCATTGTAAAATTTGTCTGGGTGCTCTAGCACACCATGGAGAAATTGAAGTTTTGCCTCCATGTAATTACACTGTCCTTTGTTACCACAAAGATGAAGGATTTCACGTTGGAAAGCATCAGGTCCATGGGTCTCAACGTCATGTAACAATTCTTTGTTACTTCCATAATAATCCCGCCAGTCAGATTCCACTCGGACTCGCTTTCGTTTTCCTTTAACAGACTTTCTTTTGGCAAAGCTAAATAATTTCTTTCCAATGTACTGTCGTCCTGTTTTTAAGTTGGTGATTCGATACACAAATCCAATGATGTTGTCAGGTACTTCAGTAAACTCTTTGTTTTCATATAACCACATAGTTGAATCCTCAATGAGACTCAACTATTTATGAAACTCCTTGACCTGAATGTTGTTGTCATTGTCAATCAAGATGGCGGTGAGGTTTTCCACCCAATCTCCAGAATTCAAATAATGTATGCCGGCAATTTGTCTATCTTCTGGTTTGTGAATGTGTCCACAGATGACACCTGAACAATTGTGTTGTTGTGCCAACTTTGCTGCACCTACTTCGAAATCTGTGATGTAGTTCACCGCTGCTTTCACACCATTCTTAATGTCTTTGGAAATGGAATAGTAAGGAAGCCCTCTCCATGCTCTATACTTGTTATACCATGTGTTGAGTCGAAGTGCCAGTTCATATCCACTCGCCCCAATCTTGGCAATCCATTTCCACTTGGCAACAAACACGTCCAAGATGTCTCCGTGAAAGATGAAATACTTCTTGCCTTCGCCCAAGTCAAGGATGTAGTTTTCTTCTACTTGTAACTTGCCAAGATGCATGTGCATGAATTCATGCAAGAACTCATCATGATTTCCGCGTATCCAGACCACAGGGATTTTTCTGGAGATGTCTAACACTTTGGATATCACCTTGGTGTGTTTACTGCGCCATTTGGCACCCCTTGACAAAGACCAGCCATCCACGAAGTCACCGTTGATGATTAAAATATCAGTATGATGTTTTTCCAAGAACGATAGAAATTCAACGGCTTTACAATCTTCTGTTCCCAAATGTACATCGGATACGATAATGGCTTTATAGTGCTTCATATTAGTTCCAGTAGTTCACTTTTGCCTTCTCGAAGTGCTTAAGGTTGTTTCTGTTGAAGAAATTCACGGTCATATACCACATCATACCAAGATATCCCAACTTGGTGAATCGTCGTTCGTCTTGACCGAAGTAGTGGTCAATAATCATAAACTTCTTTGGGTCATACTGCTGACTCAAAATATAATCTTCTGATGTTTCGTATTTGTTTGGGAACCCACCAACTTCTTCAAACTTACTACGACGAGTTAGGAAGAATGCTCCGATAGCAAATGGAGTTTTCTTTGCTAGAATCTTATTAACGAGATTGAATTTCCAGAACAGAAATGATGCCCGAAGGTGCGGACCATAGTTCTTAATATTTGCCGTCACCAAGTCCAACTTAAATGCCACCATCTTGTTTACGGCATCATAGATGGTAGAAGGATGAAATAATCGAACATCAGCATCCAAGAATAAAATGTATGGAGTAGTTGCTAATTTTGCACCATTATTTCGTCCTACTGATACAGGTCCACCTTTGATGACTTCAATGTTCAACACATCATCGTATAACTTTACAACATTGATAGTATTATCGGTACTATCGGCATCTGCGATAATGATGCGAACATTTCCGATACCCATTTGTTGTGACAGAGAGTCAAGTAAATGTCCAATATATTTTTCTTCATTCTTACAAGGGATGATGATGGTAACAAGATGTTTCATTATAGTAAAGAAAAAGGATGTTTTTTATCAGTGTCTACACTCATACCAACATACTTACCTACCAGATTTCCCAACACATAGATGGGTACCACTATCCAATTGCCCTTCATCAACTCATCCAAAGACCAGAACATGGAGGCTAAAGATGCCAATGCCATCCAAACACTATTCAATAACAACTTGTGGGTGTTGTCCTCAAAAGTATAACGTATTTCCAACACTTTCAAAATGTTGAAAAGAATTTGTGAGAGAAATATTGCCAACCAAATCATTCTTCAACCTCATCCATGTCATATTCATAATCTTCATCATTTTCCAACATTTCACCACAAAAAGGACAAAATTCAGCTCTATAATGGTTATCATCCATATCATGCTTGATGGTGAATTCTGCTTCACAGACTAGACAAACAATGATTTTATGCATTTTGTTCCACTTCTATCTTGGAGACATCTTTGCGTTCTGCCATCACATAATAGTAATACGGCAGGCGACAATTTCCTAGCACTTGTATTGTTAGTCCGTTCACATTGTTCACCACCAAGGTTTGATCCATGTTGGTAGGTGTGAGGTGCACGGTTATGGTTTTTTCATCTACAAGACCTGACCAGTAATCAGGAAGAGGGATGATGCCTTCAGAAGTTTTGCCTCGGGCATACACTCCATATTCAGGACCTTCCAAACAGCCGTGACGAAGGCGCATGTCCTGTTTAGTAGGATGTTCAATATCAAACAACTTGGTTACGCCCACAATAGATGTAGCCCAGGCAGCATTACCGCCTACTGTGAGATTGCCTGTGGTGGTTACATTACCAGTGATGGTGGTGCTGCCTGCTGATAAAGCACCATCTATTGATACAGCACCATCTATTGATACAGCACCATCCACTGATAAAGTAGCATCCACTATGACAGGTACTGTAATATTTAAATCACTAGTAGTTAAGGTGAATTCATTATTAGATTCTTCAGTGGTAATTAAATCTGTTGCCATATTAGCTCCTTGATGCTCGGTTCAATTTGTTTCAATATGACACTTCACAACCATTGGCTGAACAGGCGGCTTCACCTTGCAAATTGGTTTCATCATTCATTTCTTTGACATCATCCAGATTGATGTTGTGTAGCACCTGAACAGCTTCAAGATATGTGGCTTCATCAATATCTTCAAATGGTGCTTGTATGTAACTGTGGTCTGAGTATGGAAGAACTGAAAGAGCTGTGAAGTTGTCACGATTGTCCCACATCCAACGACCCACTTCATCCCATTCATCTGCCTTGATGGATACTGTAGTTGATACGTTGTTCTTGTTGGCACCCTTACGATGTCCTGGCTTCACCCATTCCTTCCACACTTTGCTCACACGCTTCAACAGATCCAACGCAGATTCTTGGCGTGTGACAGCACCTTCAGGTGCCTTTTGTGGTACTTCAATCACAGCTTGAATGTTGGGCTTGAAATATTCATCTGTGACCAGTTCAGGATGATTGTTCACCAGATAGTTGTAGATGCTTTCATTCTTGCCTACACGAATTCTACGAATGTAGTGCTTGTTGTGCCAGGCATGAATGCCTGATGATGTACCCAACACCAATGAGGATGTGCCCTCAGGCTTCACCGTGGTGCAACGAGCTGCTGGGTTCGTACCAATTGAAGCTGCGACACGTTGATTCTCCTCCTTCACAATGTTTGCGGCTTCCTTCATGTCCAATCTCAAAACTCCACCCGATGCAATCCCCGTCATTGATACTCCAATCAAGGCTTCTCTCTCTGTTGTTCTCTTCCATATGTCTCTCAGATAGTGAAAGTTTGTATATGATGCTTGCAATGTTCCAATGAATGCTGCCGCCTTGGCACGTGCATTCAAATCTTCTTGTGATGCCACATCACCTGCGTGAATGGTTGTTAAGTTACAGAACTGAAAGGGGCGAAGTGAAATTTCAGCACAGGGATTCATACCCCAATCTTTGTCATTGGTGAAAAAGAATCCAGGTTCACCTGATCCTGAGGCTTCAATCTTCTTCCACAAATCAAAGAACACTTCTTCTTCCACCTTGGAACGAACAATCACAGCAGAGTTGTTGGCGCGACCACGTTGTGAGTTTTGTTCCCACCAGTTGCCGAACTTGCATGTGAGCATTTCATCATCATCAATGTCAAACAATGAAATCATGGCTGACCGACGAATGCCACCCGCCAATACAGCATCAGCAATGTAACACAGAATGTCATGCACTTCTAGTGTGGTGAGTTTGTCACCGTTTTGTTTCCTGTCCAGAATTTTCTGAACGTTGTGGAGACAATCTTTCAATGGTTCAGGCCCAGGCGCCTTGCCACCTGATGTGATGAGAGGCGCACCCTTTTCACGAATATCAGAGAAATCATACACAGGCATGGCCTTGCCCTTCATGTAGGCTGTCATCAACACCTTGACAGAATCAGCCCAGCCTTCAATGCTATCGCCAATAAGATATCGACGATTCTTTGTAGGCCTGTTGATTTCAGGAAGATTTTCTACATGATGTTGTTGAACTGAATATCCTACGCCTGTTCCCGACAACAACAGGAACATGATTTCTGAAAAGGCATCCACGTGGTCAATAGGTAGAAAACAGCAATTATACAAACGAGCATTGTTAATGGCAATAGGTTTCCCAGCAAACTGCAAACTGCGCATGGAAGGAAGTATCTTTTTATCGTAGACAAATTTATATGCTTCATTGATTTCCTCTTTCAAATTGGGAAATTTTTCCAAGTGCATTTTCTTGTTTCTGTCCACCAATTCTTTCCAATTCTCCCGACGATTCTTTTTGTCGTTGAACTTGGCATACTTCATGAACACAGTGATGTCTGATAAAATCTTGGCTGGTAATTCCATCTTACTCATGGGTCGGATCCTGGAGCTGTAGTGCTCGGTGAATGTTGGGAGGAAAATATGTGTTGGGTTTTAAAATCTTGCCATCCTCACGGCGGATGACTTGACCATCAACAGTTTTGCTCATGTTTGATGAGGTGATTTCCTGCCATACAGAACCCATAGGAATTCCTAAGGTATTGCACAGACCGAGAATCACCCAAATCAAATCGCCACAAGCATCTGCTGTTTCTACTATGTCCTGGTGTTCAAATCCTTCTTCTAACTCCGCCATCTCCTCTTGAATCAAGTTTAAATACAGGACAGCTTGCTTGTAATTCTCATCGGTGAAACTAGGTCTAGTATGTACTGCTTGACCACATGCTTCCATAAAAATCTGAACATCATTTTGCATATCACTCAGTCTCATTATGTGAAAAGTTATTTATGAATGGGAAGATTTCAGCAATCACTTTGGCACATTCCCAAGCAATCATTCGGTGTTCCTTTTGTGTGGCTTTGTCAGAACGTATATCTATATAGTGAAGCCAGCTTCGTAAAGTGCCATTCATATACATACGGGACGTGGTCAATCCCTCAGGCAACACAGCACGTGCCACTTCCTTGGCAATACCATGTTGCATGGCCCACTCATAGGCCAACTTGGCTTGTTGAATCACAATGTTCTGGTGATGTTCCCAATCCTGTTGCAAGGCCTCGTTTTCAGTCTCAATGCTATTCTGCCGATTCTTCACATCCTGTAATCTTGCCTTACGGGTTTCAAATGTCAATTCTTTCACAGGGTCAGCATATCGTTGACTGAATTCCTGAAAACTGAAACTGCGATGTCGAAGAATCTGCCTGGCAATGTCACGGGTGGTTTCAATTTCCAAACAAATGTTCACCATTTCAAAGGGACTCCAATGCTTCCACTTGATGAGATAGCCAATCAACTTGTCTGCTGTTTCTGTGTTGTACTGGTTGCTGGGATTGCTTACTCTGGCACAAAATGCCACCAGGTCATTCATTTCTGCCACATGATTCATGTCATCAGCACATGCAATGGTGTGGGATATCAAACGTACATTCATTAACAATTTCTCCATTCTGTGAATTTCAGTTTCGCCATAAGTCCTTGAAATGTGTTTTCACGAATAAGGTCATGGACTTTTCTTCCGCTCTCAACAAATTCATTGATGTCTTTTTCACGATATCCACAAGGCCAAATGACCACCTTGTAATCCAGATTGATGTATTTCTCAACAAGTTTACACACCTCGATGTTTCTAGGTTGATTGTCAAACACAATGGTCACCAGATGTTTCGGCAAATTCAACGATTCAATCTTGCTGAATCCTGTACCTGCGCATGCCAAACTGTTGTTCAGAAACAAACTATCAATGGGCCCTTCCACAATGGTGATGGGCTTGGTCTTGTCCACATGATTGATACCAAAGATGAGCGGCGCATCTTCCTTCATCTTAATCATTATATATCGCAGTGATTCACCCCGAAGTCCTCGCATTGTCACTCCCGTGAGTTCACCAACTTCATCATAAAACGGGAGCAACAACCGAGGTTCTTCGGTGCGAATGCTATCATATTCAGGGGCAATCTTCTGAATGTCCTTCACTGAAGGAATATAATACAGTTCCTGATATTTGTCAACAGGAATTTTTCTGGACACACAATATTTCACTGCCTCATTGTCAGCATCACATTTGTCCAACCGAACAGCCACCTGATCCAACAGGGACTTGGGTTTGAACACAGGAGCATCAAATTTGAAATGTTGTTCAGCATCTGTGTGTGCTTTGGGTCCGTTTTCACCTTTGCTGTAGCGTTCAAACACATATTGTTGATAGGTGTGAGCATCAAAGTTTTTCAAAAACGTTCCGAAATGTTGACTGGCATCACAATTATGACACTTGTAGTACAAGTCATTTTTCTGCCGATAGAAATAGCCACGTGCCTTTTTCTTGTTGGTCTTGGAATCACCACAAATGATGCAACGACAATTCCACAAGTCTGCCTTTTTCTTGGCAAACAAGGGAAGTCTGTGACCAATCATGTTCAGATATTTTGTGTCAATAAAATAGGACATCGTGTTTCCTCCTGTCTTGGAAGATACACGATGTGACCATATTTGTCAAGTTTTAATGGTGCGGACTACCAAATTTATTTATAAAAACCAAATTTTTAGGAGAAGAATTTAGACACCTTTCCAGGCGTCTTTCTGAACAGGGTCTTACAAAGATTTTTTCAGGTGTTTTACTTCAGAAATTCACCTATTAATTGATGAGAGATGGCACCCAACACCACACTACCTCCCATGATGAGCCACTTCCATCGTTCCAGTTCCACCACTCTTTTTTCCAGTTCAGCCTGTTGTTCTGTGATGGCTTTGTGTTCTTCTGTGATGCATTTTTTAATTTCTGAATGGCCATAAGTCATGGCAGTCATCAATCGTTGTTCTGTTTCTGTCAGGTCATCGGACATATCACGACTGACCGTGGTGATACGAGAATGCAACTCTTTGATATCACTCTGTAATTCTTGTCGGCGTTTTTCTACCAATGAGAACAACTCCTCGTCCGTGTCTTCCTGTCTATTTAACCGTTCTTCATGAACAGCCAACATCTTGGCAATGTTGTTGGACACATCACCCATCTTTTCAATGGCAGCATCCAAGCGTGAAAAGAGCGATGTCATTCTGTTGACATCACTCTTCAACACTGCCACTTCTGTCTCTAAGCTCATTTATTACTTGGCTTTCTTGACCTTACCACCATACTTCTTCTTCACCTTCTTCACTTCTTTCTTCACTTCAGCCACAGTTGCCACAGCATCCTTGACATCAACCTGTTCATCTTTGTTGACATCTGCCACGTTTTTAGCTTTTTCTGTTATGCTTTTCAATGTCACTCGACCTTCATCTTCACGAAGGAAGGTCCAGTAGAACACACCAGCCAATACTATTGCAATTGCTAACCAAATCATAGTTTCTCCTTATTTCTTTTTGGATTTACGACGAAACATCTTGAACTTCATGATGGGGTCATAGGTGGAAACACCCCCACCTGCCACACTGTTTGCTGCCACTTCTTCCAAGAATTTGTTAAATGTTTTCATATTTTTCTCAGTTTGTTGATGATGTACCTATCCAACGGCACATCAGTTTCATTTACAGATTTTGTGATTGAATAATGCTCTGGTAGGTAGTTCAGAAACACTAAAAATGTTTTCATCTCCGACCAGTACTCAGGTTCAAACTTCAGAAACACCATGGGAATCAACGCATCAGCAAACACATTGTGTAACAAAATCAAATGATTCAGAATCAAGCGCTCACTCAACATCTGTGTTTTTTTGTACCGCTTCAACAATCGTTTGATGTATTTGAAACGTTTCAAATCACTTTCAAATTCCCGTAATGACACACAGGATGTGTTGTTGTAATTTTGTGCTGCATACAATAGAAATGTGTCCTGCGTCAATTCAATAGGCATAATTTAGAACGTTAGTGTTGCTGTGCCTCCAATTGGCCACCAGTCATTGTCAAACCACATGCATAACAAGGTGTGACCTGTTTCTGTGAATTCAGCAGTGCATCCTTTCAACCCATCGCTGATGGTGCTGGTGCCTGTAGCAGAAGTACACATGATGAGTTTCAATTGTCCATCCTGAGTACCATCTGCCATGGTTAATGCAAAGCTTCCTGCTGTATTACTTATTGTGGTCATGAATTTTGAAGAATTCACGGTGCCAGAACCCACAAGTGTTTGTGGACTGCCTGCGCTCAGCGCAATCAATCCTGAAAACTTGGTGAGTGTATTGGGAAGATTGGCCAACAATGTGGACATGCTAAGTTTTTTATCTGTGCTAGATTGCACCAGATAGAGCACGTCCGCCGAGTTGACGGACGTGGCTGCGGTCAATTCAGATACTTTGCTATCTGCCATGAATAGTTCCTATTATGCGTCTGGGAACACAGCATCTTCAGCATCACCCATGCTGGCTGCAGTGTTGGCACCCAAGGTTACCAGAGTTTCATACTGTCTCTTGGTTGTGATACCATTCACTTGGAATGTCAAACTGGCTGCACCACCACTACCCAACAATGAGTCGGTGACTGTGATGGTGTCATTGTCAGCATGTCCTGCACCTGCTTGCACAATTTCAATCACTGAAGCTGCGCCTGCAGCTGACACAGTGATGCGGAACAGATGTCCTGTGCCTGAACCGGATGTGCTTCCTGCCACTAGATAGATACCTGCCTTACGTGCACCTGCAGCAGCACTGATGTTGTCAACTGCTGCAATAGCACCAGTTTTCACATTACGAGCATGAACCCATCCGGCATGACCTGGACCTTCTGTGACACCCATTTCTGTGGCATCCACACCATACACAGTCTTGGTGTCTACGCCAGTTGAAAACCCGTGCCGAAGGAACTTGGGCTTTTCACTAAGTGTAAAATTGGTGCCTGCTGCCACTGCGGTGATGCTATCACCAGCACGTGCAACAATCACTGTGCATGCTGTGTTAGTTGCAATGGCTGTGATTACAAATTCTTGGCTTCCTGCTAGTAGAAAATCACCTACACGTGCTTCTGTGGTGAAAGCTGTACCTGTTCCGGTAACAGCACCACCTGTGGTGATAGCTACTGTACCTGTTGACGTTTTATCGTCTTTAATACCCCAACCTGACATGGTTATTCTCCTGATTTATAAAGTTGTTCGACTTTGTTGAAAAATTCTTTGACGTTATCTTTGGAAAGGTCAGCTATACTGTTGACATTGTATGTAGCGAGCACTTCAAGAAAGGCCTTTTCATAGGATTCTGTCATGATGACATCTTCCTTCATGCTTTTGTAATCTTCACGACCTTTTTTGTTATCACGACGACGACGAAGTTCTGTCTTGGCGCGTGATGCCAAACGTTGTTCTGCCTTTGAGACACGACCACCAGCACGTTTCTTGCTCTTCAAAGAGCTGGCCATGCTGTCTAGCATACCCTCTGGAGTGCGCTTCAAGTCAATATCTTCTTCTGAAATGGGATTGAATTCTTCGAACTTTGTCATGGCAACTCTCTGGCGTAGTAAACGGTACATCATTTCGTCATTCAAAGTCAAATTCATCAACTTCCTTACGAAGTCATAGAATACTCGACGTTGGTTCAATGGCAGAAATGCATCAGATCCAATACCATTCAGTGCCATTTGTAGAAATGGCAGGTATTGAACTGGCATCAAGCCTAACCGAACTAGAGTTTCAATTTGCTTTTCTCGGACGTCCATGATGCGTTTGGTAAGGTGTTACTATTATTTATAAGAATACACCATTAACAATTCCATTTACGTAGGGCTTTGTTGATGCGTGAATCAGGATCATTGGCAGTTTTGGCTGATGTCAGACGCTTTTTCATGCCTCCCATACGAGCACAGAAGGATTTGCGACGTTTTGCAGCCTTGCTGCCAGGTTTCAACTTGGAGGGCTTGGTAGTCACAGCCATGGACAACTTTGAGCCTGGATTTGCACGACGATATGAGGCAATACCTTTTCTGTTCAATCCACCCTTGGGGTCTTTGCCTTCTTTGCGTTGCCATGCTGGAGCAGCCTCATCCATGTCTTCCATTTCATCTTCTGGTTCTTCAACACCTGTATTCACTTTCAATGTGTTGTTATACTTGGCAAGTGTGTCACACATCATGAATTCTTTCAGGCTTTTCATCTTCTTCAAAACTGGAATGTCTGCATTTTCTTGACCAGGCGTGCCTGCCAACATTTTTCTAGTGCGTTCTGGTGTACCTATTTCATTTTCTTTGCCGTATTCTTCTTTTGTGACAGGCACACAATTAGGCACCATCCTGTCGCCTTTCTTCTTCATACCTGCTTGACGATAGCCATCCCAACAAGGACCTTGACCTACAGCTTCATTGGTGCTTCTCCATCCACCACCTTTGCTACGATACCATTTGGCGGCCCAGCCATTGGCATAGGCGCTGGGATACACATCAAACTTGGAGCGAGCTAAGCTCTTGGCACGAGCCCAAAGTTTAGGGTTGGTGGGCTTGTTCTTTTCTTGTAAGATTTCTTCTTTCATAGTTTTCACCATGATGGGTTTATTGCCTTGACCAGGTTGGTCTTTGCCGGGCCGGCCGGCGGCTGATTGTGCTGCACGTTTTCTTCTGACCGCAGATTTGATTTCATCTTTACTCATGCTGGCTGCTTTGGCAGCTGGTACACACTTGGCATAGCCTTTCTTTTTACCTGAGGTGCCACAGGGTTCATAACCGCCAGACTTTTTCTTCTTGGCGATATTTACCCATTTCTCACGAAACCAGTTTCTTAAATCTTCGTTCATTAGTAGGTTCTCTTGGATTTTGGAAGTTCTTTACGAATCAAAGACTTTTTATATATCTTGGCACGTTGCTTCACCAAACGTTCTATAGCAGATTTTTGTGTATTAGACAATCTTGCTTTATTCTTCACACCCACTGACTTGTATACTTTTCGTAATGCGTCTTTGTTTAAACGTCTTTGAAATCGTTTGGCGCTGGCATTGATTTTTGCTGTAATCTTTTTTCTACGTAGTAATTTCCAACGATACTTTCTCATGGTACGTTGCTTCTTGTATCGTCCTTGAGGAGTCAAGGCTTCATCCAGTGACAGTTCTTTATCAGACAAATCAACAAGAGCTTGACGTAACTTTTCAATCATGCCTGAATTACGCACTACCTTGAACACCATGTTTTGCAATCCAAATTCGCCTGTCTTTGATAATCCTGATTTACGAAGTCCAGAAATTTTATCTAATACAAGTTGAATGGCGTCAACATTGTTGGCGGCAATGGCATCTTGTGCTTCTTTGATGAGACTGTCTGCCATGTCACCAATTTCTTTATGTTCAAATGAGGGTGCCTTCATATGAGGTTCAACAAGCCAACTATTTGTCACAAGACTAAATTGTCCTGTGGCAATCAAATGTTCGTTGCTTCCTTGAGCATACACTTCAACAGGATATCCTTTGATTCTGATGTTATGTCGGCGGTTGAATTCATCCTTCTTGGAACGAAGAAGTTTTTCAACTACAGTGACATCAGAATATCCACCCAAACGCACCACAACATGCAAATCAAAATCACTGAACTTGGTCCAGTTGTAGTTGGCGTTGGATCCAGTGAGAATAATATCAGTAACTTCTAAATTCACACCCCAGGTTTCAATGAACTTGCTAGCAACTTTCAATAATGCCTGACGAATCTCGGGCTTCAATTTCATACCATCCCAAGCAACAGGATTCAATTCTGCGTGATAGATGGCGGTTTCTTGTTCCAGCTCAAGAAATTCTTTTAATTTAATCATTTCAATACTACACCACCCACCACAACACCAGCCACAACACCCACAATGAATGTGGTCTTTCTGCTTGGTAACTTGATGCCAAACATTCTGTTAGGGTTCTTGGGAGCAGACGGGATGTTGTTCACAACAGTTTGGAGACTATCACCACGGAGTAAAGCAAGTTTTAAAGCGTCATCTTTTTTCTGTATGGCAGTTTCTAATTCTTGTATTTGATTACCTTGTGTAGAAATAGTTGTTTCTTGTTTTGTAATTATTGAATCTTTTAATGGTAGTATCTGTCTGGCAAGTTCTAGTGTATCGGTGATAGTCTCCGTCAACTCTTGTGTTCGATCCTTCAATGATGATGTTTCATTTTTCAATGATACAACTTGTTTGCTGTACACGTTGGCACGACTTTGTGCTGCACGAGCTTCATTGTCTGCAATCACAATTTCTTGTGCCAAACTGTCAGCAAATTTTGAGGCTGAATCTGCTTGAGCCTGAAACTGCTTGTATTCAGCAATGTACTTGTCCATGGCATCATCGCTTGTGGAATCTTGCCAGTACAACACACCCGCAAATGTCAACAACAATCCAAGAAGTTTCAGTCTCATAACATCTCCTTTCTTATATTTATTACTTCAACATCCACTATTACATACAGGAGCACATGCCATACAAGTCACAGGTGGACGAGGGCGATGTGCATCTAACCATGCTCGTTGTGCTGGGGTGAATACTGCTCGTATTGCCACGTGTAGTTGAAACACGGCAGGACGAAGAGCTTGTACAATGGGACGAGATGTCACCAAAATTGCATGAATTTCTTCTCGGGTGGCACCACTACGACGAGCATCACGTGCGCGGGTGAAGATGTCACGTAATGAATCTAAACGGGCCTTGTTGGCTTCTTTGAAATTGTCTCGTAACACCTTGATGGCTGCCATTTGTTGTGGGGTCAATTTCAAACTATCAGGCAACTGTGCACGACCTGTACGACCATCCACAGGATGATTAGCAGGTTGTGCTCCCATAGTACCTTCCAACGATGACCCTTGTTCTCCAAACATTACCAGCGAATAATCTTCAGCTGGTTCAACAGGTGCTGTTGGTGATGCACATGCGGTGAGAACCAACCCTAACACCACTAGAAGTTTTTTCATATAAATTCTCCTTAAAGTTATTTCAACAGAGCGTAGAATTCTTTGAAGTGCTTGATTCTATCTTCCAAACCAATGGTGCCACCGTTCACCTTTTTAGTGATGGCAGTAACATCAGCATCTGTGGCACCCTTGTCTGACAAAGCATTCAAGCCACGTGAGTTCCAGAACCAGGCAGCTGAAAGAAGAGGATACTTGGTGGCAACTAAATCAGGATTGGCTGTGATATCTTCAGCAACCACCTTGTCAAATGCTGAGTAGTTGTCTTTGCCGGTCAATTGAATGTAACCACGACCACGATACTTGTAGCCTTCACCTGAGGCTTCTGGGCCGTTACCCATTCTGCCACCGTAAATCAAGTTGGCAATCTTTTCAGGCTTACGTTCGTATTCCAAAGCCTTGGCTTCGGTTGGAAAATACTTCTTGAACAATCCCAACAAGCCCTTGGCGCCATAGTTTAGATTTTCATTCACTGCCTTGAAGTTGCCTGATTCATGACCGCATTGTGACAAGAAATGGCAAAGACGAAGAGGGGTGTTGATTTGAAACTTTTCCATCACTTCTGGAATTTGTGTGATTACTGAGTCGGGAACGTGTCCCTTGAGCTTCTGGATATCCATGTGTGTCCTCGGTTAAAATTATTGTTTCATTCCTTCTATCACAGCTTCGTACAATGCCTTGGCATCTGCCTCACGAAATGTGCTGGGTAATCCTTTTTTGAAATTCTTGTAATCTTCTGCTGCTGCAAATGCACGAAGTTTGCTGGCTGACATCCCTGTGACACCTTCTGAATCCGGGTCACGTTCGCCTGCCGACACCACTTCCACTGCTTTGTATGTGTAATCTTTTCCGTTATAGGCATGAATTATTTTTTCAAAATCAGGCACACGGTCCGACCCACACACCAACACCAGTTTGTCATACGTGCCATTCCAATGTTTCAACCAACTGAAGATGGTGCTCAACTCAGGTGTGGCCCCCATCACATTCACATTGGGAAACATCTTCTTGGCAAACCTCACCTTGTCCTCAGGTGACAATGGGTCTTTAGGTGCCTTTTGTGTTCTGGTCAACAACACAACATGGTCCGCCTTTCGACTCTTTGCCACACTCACCACCTTGTCCACCAGTTTCTTGTGTCCGATGGTGGGTGGGTTCAACCTCCCCCAAGAGAACACCAAGGTTTTCACTTCTGTGGCCAACTCAGTGGGTCCTACTGGTGTTCTGCTCCAATCCTTCACAGCATTGAAGTTGGCTTGCGAAAACTCCATTCTGTTCACCAACTTCACTGCGTTTCCTGCTTTGTCTACCGCAACATACCCTTCTGGGTCAGTGACTTTGAATCCTTCAGGTGTTTCAATGAAGGTGGGTATGCCTTGAGATTCATTCAACTTCTTCACAAAAATATTTTTCACTTGTAACAAACTTGCATATATTTTAAACATGGCTCTAAGATTGGTGGCGTTCTTTCTTAGATATGTTTGCAATTCTTTTTTCAATCCTGCATACTTCTGTCGTCCTGCTGTTGTTTTCATCCCCGCTTCTTTCTTGGACACACGATCCATCACAAAGGCTTCCAGACCCGTGAGAGAAAGTTCATTGATGGCTTTACCATCTCTCACCAGTTTGTTCACGAAGATTTTGAAAATGTATCCCACTGTCAAATCAGTTGTCTGTGTCGCTAATTCATCTAGAAACTTTCTCGAAGAAGTGGCATTGGTTTTGACAGAAGCAATAAGAGAACTAACCGTTCGGGTTTCTTGGGCTGTCAACGTCATTTTACCAGACATATCCTGATATGACGCATCCTGAATCCAAGCTGTTTTAGATTTTAGCTTACTGACATCAACACCAAAAGAAGCTGACATTTCATTGACGGCTCCCTTACCAGAATATTTAGTATGAAACACAATTCCAACATTGGCTTTTTCTATGGTTTCACCCAGAGGATCTGTAGGTTTCACGGCATACATGATGGTATTAGGCTTGAAAGTGATGTATTGTTCACCATCAATAATCTGTGTTTTTTTTGTATCGGGCGTGAACATCACATCACCCTGAAGAACATTGGTCATGTTCAAAGGCTTCAATTCACGAAACACATATTTCAATGTATCAATTAATCCTCCTTTCCCTTCATATTGAATATCAATGTCCATTTCATCAAACGCCAAACGTTGATTGTTAGAAAACGCAGCGTGCTTGGTGGCAACAAAAAAGTTACCGGTTTCTGGGTCTTTGCCACACACCACGGCAGGGGCACCATCCCACTTCACAGTGATGTTCATCTTTCTATTGGTTTTTCCTTGGAACAAGTCAAAAAGCGCCTCAACAAACGCTATGGATTGTTGGGCGCCTTTGTACCCCAGGTTGATGACATCATCTTCCAGGTGTTCTAGATGTGTATTTTTGTCGCTTTTAGCAGCCATAGCAGTCCAGTATCTGGTTTCTACTATTTATCTCTAAATGGATGAAATGAACTCCTCGATAGCCTTTTTCTTTTGAAGCATGTTCTGGTAGATGTATCCAGCAATCAAATCATCTATCAACTGTTCCAGCTCCTCGGCCATGTCCTCACTTAGCTCATTCTCACCATACTTGTCTGAGGACAGGTTCATGAAATGTTCTTCATGTTCCTCAACTCCAGCATTCACCATGGACTCCAGCTCTTCACTGTCCAGGTTGTCTTCCCATTCTTCCCAATTGATTTCATAATTTTCTGCCTTCATCTCAGCCAACTTCTTCAGCAGTTGCAAAGTGGATTCACGATTATACATGGCCGCGCCACTCCCAATTTTGCGCTGTGGCATTCCAACGAAGCTTACGCTCAAACTCGGACTTCTTCACCTTCCACATTTGTTTCACATGCTTCTTTTTGGACATCTTTACCATCTTGTCCAGATTCTGAAGCACCTTGGCATCAGCGTCAATCATTTCCACAGTCTCCTCATTAGGGATGATGTTACCAGGAGAAACGTATTGAACAACAGGTTCATGAGGCTCAGCCTCATCAAACAAAAACTTACTGACCTTACCAAAAAACCAAACAGGGGAGAACACCATGACCAGGAACATTATTAGTATGACATAATGATACCATTCCATGATGTTCTCCCTGTTCAGTTAATTAGTTACCGCCGAAGATACGGCTACCAGCAGTCTGGTAGGCAGCAGCCACGATGGCGCGTGAAGGACGACCCATGCGATAGGTCGTGGTCTCACCACGATTGGTGTACACGCAGAAACCCTCAGAACGAAGGTCGTTCACACGAGCGCGAAGGTTCTGGATGCCAAAACGGCTCCGGGCCTGAGCCACGCTGATGGTACGACCAGTTGAGAGGAAACGAACCAAACGGTCATTCTGTGACATAGTAAATCTCCTTGTCGCCCTTTTCAATGAAGGAGCGCACGGCGGGCGTGATACCGTGCGCTCCAATAAACAATTACTTCGCCTTCTTTACAGTCTTGGCAGCCTTGCTAGCAGGGCGGAGACGACGAGCCGCAGCCGAGATGGCATCCTGATATGCCTGCTCCGAAATCGAGGCATCAGTTGAGCCACGAAGAAAGTCCAGAGCCTGGGTCTTGGTCATGGCATTGGGCAGATCCACCCAAACCACAGAAGCCACGCCGAGCTTGCCTAGCGCCTTGGTGTAGCGGGTACGGTCGTTAGTGAACCGAATCTTGGTGCCAATGGTCTTGCCATTGCCACGCGTGCCGCCGTTAGTGAAACAAACGAAAGAAACCTTGTCAGAATTACGCATAATACAGCCTCCAGAGAAAGAAGTTGAACATCTCACCTACACCTTAATTCTAACATCATTACTACCAAATGTCAAGCACCTGCTGCATCAGTTTTACCATTTTCTAGGAACTGAGAGAGGTCGTAGAAACCTTCACCAAAGCTGGCCAGACGGTCCAGATATTCCTGTTCATCCAGATCCACATCTGCCCAGGTTCGTGTGGTGTTCACTACCATCCCCTTGGTGGTTCCAAGAAGGTCCATCGAATTTTCTGTCATGATACTGCCCTCCGTGAATGTGATGGGGAGTGTATCCCCTATATGAAATATAACACATTTTTGTCCATTTGTCAAGCCCTAGTTAAGTGCTTGCAAATCAACAACTTACACGGCGATGGGGCCTTGTGCTGAGGGTATCCACCGCCAGATTTTACGCAATAAAGACTTTTTCAAGCGAGTCCAATCTGTCCCTTTAAAAGCACGCTTATAGAACATATAGCTATAGAGTTTTCTACGGCTGTCAATGTGCTTGATAACGGTGGATGGTCTGAGGTCAGAATAGTAGTAATTGATTTCCATGGCAATGTCATGCGCATAGGCTTCAATCTCACACCATTCTCTGAGGTATTCAATTTCTGATAACCGTTTCTTGGACAGCTTATCAGAATGGAACACTTTGACTTTTCGTTCAGCTTGTTCAGGACGAAAAGCAAATTGACTTTTATGAATCAATTCATGTTGCAATATCTGAGACAACATGAACACAAATCCATTGTAGTTGTGTCGTGTGAACTTGAAGGTGTTTCTGGTGGGGGTGAAATGTGCATTCAACACAATGGCATTTTTCTTTTTTCCAGTATCAAAGTATCCAGAAAAATTGTATGGCTGCTTGATGCTGCCACGCTTCACCTTCAGTTCCTTGTCACGCTTCACACGAATTCTGGCTCCTAATGGACGGAGCACTTTGTTCAAACGTTTGGTGATAACACCATATGCCAATTCTGACCCGATGATGTCATCAGCAGGAAAATGGTGTTTCAGTTCCTTGTGTATCTTGCTAGCCAGGTACATGGAACCTCCGTCTCAACTCTCGTATTTATACTAAAATTTAATTCCATCAAAATTCTTCTTCACAAACGCTTTGGAAGTGAACGCTGCTGGCTTTTGTTCTATTTTCTCTTCCTGCATGATGTTCCTCTGTGCCGAGATGTCCACATCATACAATCTCATCTTGGCTCTGTCCACACCAATCACAAAACGTTTGTGATGCGAAAGGTCATTGTACCGGTTCTTCAGTTGCTTGATGAGCAGCTGGCCCAACTTTTCCAAGTCCTCTGTGGAAATAATACCGAACATGAAGTCCGCAGTTGCTGGAAGTCCAAATGACTCACTAGTATCAGTAAGATCCATATCACTGTTTGCATATCCACTCCTTGTAGTCTGTGTGGCCGACACGATGGGAACATTGAATTCCACAGCCAAGCCACGAAGTTCTTCTGCGATACCCTTGATGTAGATGTAGCTGTTCACACTGCCAGACATCTTGAATCTACTGCTGGCACAGATGTTCAGATAGTCAATGAAGATGATGTCCGGATGAAATTCCTTCTTCAAATTCAATTCATTCAGCAAGGCTCGAAAATGACCAGAATGTGCTGATGCTGTAGGATATTCTTTAATTATCAGCTTTCCTTCTGTCTTGTTTTTAATTCTGGAAATTCTATCATCAAACATCTGCTTGGGAAGATTCTTCAAGTCATCCATAGTGACATTCATCAAATTGGCATCAATACGTTCTGCAATACGTTCCTCAGCCATTTCCATAGTGATGTACAATACGTTCTTGCCTTGACTCAATGCCCCTGCTGCCATGTGACACATGAACAAGCTCTTACCTACGCCTGTTCCAGCCAAAGCGATGTTCAGAGTCTTGTTAGGTAATCCACCTTTTGTGATTTTATTGAACATATCCAAATCAAATGGAATACGTTCCTCTAGTCTGTGATAAAACTCGAACCTATCATCAGAATCCACCAAATAATCATGCCCCACACTATTGTCGAAGCTGACACCGAGGGCATCTTTGAGAATTTCTGGAATAGCTTCGTTAGTGAACTTCTTGTCTTTGCCATCAATAATTTGAATGGATTGTACAATGGCATTATACACCGCCTTGTCTTTGCAAAATTTTTCAGTTTCATTCAACACCCAATCCTTGTTGGATTGAGCTTCACCAAATTGTGTGAGCACTTCTGTGATGTTTGTGAACTCCTCTTCTGTCAACGACTTGTCATTCTGCAATGAAATGTTCAACGCTGCTGAACTGGGAGCGGCGTTGTATTGCCCCACAAATGTTTTCAGATGTTGAAAGACCTTCCGTTCAGACCAGTCTGTGAAGTACTCATCCTTCAGAAAGGGTATCACCTTCCTGAGATAATCTTCGTCCTTCATCAGCTGATTCAGTATCACCAGTTCCAGTTTCATTAGAGTTCTTCTCCACCAAAGTTTCTAAAATTCTTTGCAGCACACCAGCCGCTACCTGTTCTATCTCAAACTTATCTTCTTCAAAGTTAACAGTTTCAGGGATGAACAACAAGTGATAATCGAAATTGATTTTTCCATTACCTTGTTCATCTTCACCAGCAAACTCAATGGGGCCAAACACGAAACACAATCCTTGAAAAGGGCCATCTGTGATTTCAATATAGTAATCCGATTTGATATTATCCTTGTAATCGTGATTGGGTTTCACTTTATAATTATGCATTGTCATATTCCTGGTTAATCATCTCATCAGAGAACTCTGCCACCAATGATGTGGCGGAGATGGCGTAGTTCTCCTTGATCCAGGTTTGGAATGATGCATCCTTCAAGATGGGCATCCAGAACTCTTTGGCATATGTGTCATTCTGACGATATTTCTTTTCTTCACCTTTTTTCTGATACCATCCATTCTGCGGCTTCACCACGTGTCCTGATTCCAGAGCCACGTCCAGAAGACCTGACCAGGTGCTGATGCCACCCTCGAATGACACCTCAACAGGAATCTTGCTCTTCTCACGAACAAAGCGAGACTTCTCCACATTGATGATGAAGTTGTAACCCGTCAACCCATCAGCATCCTTTTCCTGCTGACGACCAATGATGAAGATGTTGTCAGCCGAGTAGTAGATGCCTGTGCCACCTGACACAATGTCCTTGGGGAACATACCAATTTCCTTGTAGGTGTGATTCACCACCACCATGGGAATGTCCTTGATGGTCAAGTGAGGAGTACTCATTCTGAACAAACTTTTCAGTTGCTTGGCGCGAGTCATGTCAGCCACACTTTTGCCTT